ACCGCAGTTGCTTTAGCATTTTCAATTAGTTCTATAAATCCTTATCTACAAGCTGTTTCTCTTTTGTTAGCAATAGTATATACAATAATTAGTATTAGTAAAAAATTAAAATAATGGCATTACCTAAAAATGGAGTGGCAAAAGAGATCCGATCGTATAGCGGAGCATTATTAATATTTTTCTTTATTGTCGCTTTAGTAGTGGTATTTATTCAATATCCGGTTCTAGACTCAAACAAAGAAGTTGTAATGATGTTAGTAGGTACTTTGAGTGCTAGTTTAGCAATGGTAATATCTACAATAACAGGATCTAAGCCGGATGATATAAACGCACTTAAAAACTCTATTGAAAAAAAAGAGCAACAAATTGAATTATTGGTAAGTGCTAAAGATAGATTAGAGGAAATGGTAATTGATTTGCAAAGAGAGATGTTAAAGAATCAAGACGCAGTTATGGATAAAATTATCTTAAAAGCTGCTATGGACTTTGATGATAAAAATAACCCACCAAAAGGAAAGCTATGAAAGAAGTAAAATGTAAATGTGGTTGTACTAGCAACCCAAATGGATATTGTGACGGTTCGCACTTAAATATTAAATTATGAAAAGATATTGGATTCTAGCAAAAGCAAAAGTATTCGATTATGTTTCTACAAATTGGGAGAGTGACGGATATTACAACAAAGGAAAACTTATATTTATAGGAGTTGTATTATTCTTTATGACTTGGAAACTACTTTATAGCATATTTGGATGAGCTTTAAGTACTTTTCCTTATCAGAGTTTGATTGTCCTTCTTTACCTAATTCGGGTAAGAATATGGATGTACAATTTCTTTCTAAGTTAGAAGAAGCAAGAGAGATTGCCGGAATACCTTTTAAAATTAATAGTGGATATAGAACTAAAGAACGAAATCAAGAGGTTGGCGGAGTTTCAAACTCTAGCCATTTATCCGGAGTTGCAGCAGATATTGCCGTAGGATCCGGAAACGAAAGATACATTATTCTTAATGCTCTAATTCGAGCCGGTTTTAAAAGATTAGGTGTAGCAAAAACTTTTATACATTGCGATACAGATTCTAGTAAGTCTAATTCGGTATGGACATATTAATTTACTAAAGCCTTTTGTCAGAAAAGAAAAAAATAAAAGATACAGCGGTAGGAAAATTCCTTTTAAATAAAATTCCTAGCGTAGTAGGAGCGATAGCAGGAAATACAGCCGTAGGAAGCGTATTACAAGCTATCATAGGCGGTTCTGATATGTCCGAAGAGGATAAGACCATAGCTCTAAAAAAACTCGATCTAGAGAGAGCTGAGATAGACGGAACAACTAGACGATGGGTTGCAGATGCTAGATCCGGAAGTTGGTTAGCATCTAATGTACGTCCATTAGTTTTAGTATTTCTTACGATTAGCTATGTAGTAGGATGGTATCTTAGCTATCCACTTGACTCAATTACCGGTTTGCTCTCGATTGTCATTGGAGGGTACTTCGGTTCTAGAGGTGTAGAGAAAGTATTCGGTAATAAACTACACGGTAAGTAAATCAGAAGGGTATTTTAAAGCTCTCTGCTAAATCCTTTTATATTTTTAGTATATTCGTACAAAGGACTTTTTAAAAGCCTCTTAAAACGCTTGTAATATATATACTATATATCTATATATATACAAGATATATAATATAAATATATATATATACATTATGGAAATAGATGAGCAAATAAGAAAGATCGTAAATTATAAAACTTGGAGCGTAAAACGTAAAACTGATACGTTATTAGAAATGGATGCAGAGATGTACACAAATCTAGGAATAGAATCCACTAAGACTGAAAAGAAAAATGTAAAAGCTATAAGCCGGAAAATATACAGAGCTATAAGTTTAATAAACCCATTAGATGGCTATATCTTAGAAGCTCATATGAACGAGAAAGATCTTACAGACTTAGCGAAGTAATGAGATGTAAAAGCAGAAAGTGTATCGTTAAAAAACTTGACACAATATTTAGTCAATATATCCGATTGCGTAAATCTAAAAGAGGTATTGCAGAATGTTATACTTGTGGAGTAAAAGGTCATTGGAAAACTTTACAATGCGGACACTTTATGTCTCGTAAACACTATTCCACTAGATGGGATGAGCTTAATTGTCAAGTCCAATGTTATAAATGTAATATACACGGATACGGAGAGCAATTTAGATTTGGTCAACGATTATCTAAAGAGTACGGAACAGATACACCGGATATTTTAGAGAGTAAATGCAGAAATATTGCAAAGTTTTCTAATCCGGATCTAATAGAAAAAATAGATTATTACAAAAGTATAGTACAACCTTTGTTGTTAAAGAATTAAACCATATATTTGATCGTTCAATAGTTCGATATCATTCTTTGCTGACGCTTTAGAATGAAACAAAAGGAGGAGTCCTAGTCAAGCTCCTCTTTTTTTATTAACATTATTTTCCTTATCTTAGCTTAAACTTTAAAACTTATATATGAAAGGAACTATTGTAACAATCGATAAAGCCGGATCTTATAATGATATGGAGATCAACGAAGTAACATTTAAGCACGGTGAAAAAATCAAATTTTTTATTAAAAAGACTGATAGAAATCCAAATGGAGATTTAGTTAATAACTTAAACCTTAATGGGGAATCTGTAAACGGACATACTTTTGAGTATGAATTAACTCCTACCGGAAATGGTAAGGCTATGAGAGAAAACAACTTTACTGCTAAACCAAAATTTAACGGTGGAGGTAAAAGCTATGGAGTAAAAGATGAGAAAACTCAAAACTCTATATTGATGCAAGTTTGCTATAAAGAAAATATGCAAGCTTTTGCTAAAGATAATTTAGATATGGTGCTTTCTAAGACGTTGGAACATTTTAACTATCTTCGTAACGAACTAAACAATTTATAATATGTCACAATTTAAATATGAAAGCGAGTTTGTGGATCCGATTTATGTAAAAAATCCAAGTCCTAAATTTAAAGCCGGAGTTGCGAACTTCGATGCAAAAAGAAAAGATTTAATTGCTTATCTTGAAAACTTAGATGGAGAGTATGTTAATTTTCAAATTACTAGATCTCCGGATAAGACAGATGACTATGGGTTAAAGAAATTAGTATTGACTAGAACTTGGCGAACTGAGTTAAACGAGGTCGCTGCTAGTACACATATGCCCGACAGAGAGGAAGCGAGTCCTTTCTAGAGTTATTATAAACCAAGAAAAGAGTAGCCGTAAAATGTTACTCTTTTTTTTTATCTTTATTATATGCTGATCGAATTTTCTGAACAAATTGACTATCTAAAAAAAATTAAAAGCGGAGAAATTAAAACCGGATCCCGTCTTGGAATCCCTAGCTTTGATGAATATATCCGTTTTAAACCATCTAACTTTAATGTAATACTTGGACACGCTAACGTTGGTAAAACAAGTGTAGCTTTATATCTTATGCTTTTGTATAGCAGATTGCACAAAAAAAGATGGGTAGTTTATTCGAGTGAGAATGAACCTTATTCTCTTATTCGTAGACTTATGGAGTTTATGGAGTCTATGCCTATAAATAAAATATCCGATGCCGGATTTAAAAGATCTAGTGAGTTTATAAATTCTCATTTTAAGTTTATTGACACAAAAGATATGTACACTTATAAAGAGCTTTTAATATTATGTAAACAAATTAAATCAGCTTGGCATTATGATGGTCTTTTTATAGATCCTTATAATTCTCTAAAGAAAGATTTTGAATTGCTTAAATCCGTAGGAGGTCACGAGTACGATTATCACGCTTGTACTGAGATCCGGATTTTTTGTAAAGAGTTTAAAATAACTACTTGGTTAAATACTCACGCTAATACGGCAGCTTTAAGATCGTTGCACCGTTTTGAAGATCCTTATGCCGGTTATCCTGTACCTCCACAAGCTAGTGATATTGAAGGAGGGGGTAAATTTGTAAATCGTGCGGATGATTTTTGGGTTGTGCATCGTTATGTTCAACATCCTACTGATTTTATGTACACACATATTCACGTGAGAAAAGTAAAAGAGGTTGAAACCGGAGGGAGACCGACTATGTTACAAGAGCCTATACGTCTTAAATCTGTTCCTAATAACGTAGGGTTTGCCCTAGATGAAAAAGATATGTTAGAGGTCGTTAAAACCCCTAAAAATCTACCCTTTTAATACAATTAAAATATAATGCCTATCTTAGTGTAAAAAGAAGATGGGTTTTGACATACAATTTATACCAATATACGGAATATCATTAGGTGTATTATATTATAATCCACGTATTGATCCGGGTGTAGAAGAGGAGGTATCTGATAACGATATGTACCATCAAGTTACTTTTTGTTTTTTAATCTGTGGAATACATTTAACTTGGTGGAATCTATATTAAAACAAATTGCAAAGGATCATCAAAAATGGATTGATATTCTTGTAGGTTTAGGATGTAATAAAGTCTTGGCTGAAGATATAGTTCAAGAAATGTACATAAAAGTTCATCAATATGTAAAAGACAATAAAAAAAGTATTTTATACAACGGAGAGGTAAACACCTTTTTTATTTATGTAATGTTAAAAAATATGTATTATGATTATCATCGCCAAAAAAAACGCATAAGCATTTCGAGTTACGATGATATGGATTGGATTGACGAAAAAATACAAGATGAAATATTTGATGGCAAAACAAACGATGAATACAATAAACATTTATCTATACAAGAATGGTACAACGATGATTTATATTTAGAGCTTTTAGAATTAGATAGTATAACAGAAGCAGAGTACACAAAAGATGAACTTGGAAAGTATTATATGAGGAGAATATTTAAAGAAGTATATCTAGATCGAGTAAAAGTTTCAGAGTTATCTAGATCAACAAATATTACATATTGGAGTTTAAGAAACACATTGAAGATTATTAAAAAAGAAATAAAGAAATATTATGAGACTAGGAGATCTGATAGCAACGATAACTAAATACACCGGAATTAAATGGCTAGTCAATAAAATAGTCATAGATTTTCTAGGTTATAAAACTTGCGGATGCGATGAAAGACAAAAAAAATTAAATAAATATAAAATTGACTTATGGGAATAGACGATGTAATGTGGTATAAAGGATTTAAAAAAAACTTTACCGGAACTATAACAAAAGAAGAGGTTGAGAGAATATCTAGAATGCATTCCGATTGGTTTAATCATTCCTTTTATATTCCTTGTAATTGTAAAGGCAATCAAACTCTAAAAAATTGGGTTTTAGATATAGATAAAAAAATCAAAGATGAATATAAGTGATGTCCATAAATGGGAAAAGGCAACTATTGCTTTATACAACTTTGATGGATGGGATCTAGAATGGTGCGGAGGAGGTTTTGAGCATTACGATGCAGTTGGCAGAACTCCTAAAGGCTTCGAGTGTGTAATAGAAATGAAGTTTAGACAAACATACTATTCAACTAAAATGCTAGAGGTCGATAAATATAAAAGACTTATGGATATGCCTTACGATATGGTTAAACTTTATTTTGTGAATGATCCTAAAGCTAATTATCTTTTTTATTTAAATGAAATAACTATGCCGGATCCGGTTGAAAAATATTGTCCGGACACTACAATGTGGACAAAGAAGAGAAAAACAAAACAAGTATATCTTTTGGACGAAAGCCAAGCTATTGTAAAAAATATAAATGATCCCAATATAGGATATTAAAAAATTTTGTTAATAACACAAAAAGGTTTATATTCGTAGATATGAATGGAGTAGATACGAGCTTAAGAAAAACTTTTTTAGTGAAATATGATCTTTATACTGAGAACTTTGATAAGGTTTATAAGCCTATAAAAGCTGCTCACGATAAAAAGCCTACTCCTAAGACCACCGAGATGCTTAATGCTTTACATCAAATTGCTATCTATATAAATAGTGTAGAGGCGGATTTAAATGCTATGGTTAAAATTAATAGTGACGATAGGCTTGACAAAAATCGAGCTATATTGAGAGCTAGAAAATCGGAAGCTGAATTTAATGACTTTAAAAATAAATTTAAGATTAACTTATGACTAAAACTGATTGGACTATCGAACGAAAAACCTATGCACAAAAGCAAGGTTATGGTAAAAAAGAAAAGATTGTCGAGGTTACTAGATACCACGTAACTGTACCGACTTATCAAGGAACTAAAGAGTGCGCTGTCGAAACCTTAGACGAAGCTTGTGATATTATAAAGCAATTTATTGAAGGCTTTAAAGATATTAAAAGAACTAAAAAAGAATACGAGGAATTTTGCTCTAATAATAAATGGACTAGATATGGGACTTGATAGATATAAACAAAATCTCCGGATTGAAGGAAACAGAGTTATCTCCTATACTACTCACGTTGCTACTATTGACGGAAATAAGTTGCACGAGTTAGGGTGGTGGTCGGTAACGACACAAAAGCATATTAATTATGTAGCTAAAGAATTAGATCTACAATTAATAAAATCCTTATGAGTATGCCTATAAAAAACGACCTTATTGATATATACAATAAAATGTCTAATGAAGATAAAGTCTTTATGATTGAGTTAATGAGAAAAGATATAGTTGTTCCGGTTATGGTAACTATTGACGAAACCAAAAAGAGATGTGTTCATATGCATTTATGCGATGAGGTTCCGGTGTTTTTAAATGGAGTTTATATAGATCTTAATTTAGAAGATAAAATAAGAATAAAAGATGGAGATTTTATCTGATTGTTGCGGAGCTATTTTATTTCCTGTAGAGGCAGATATTTGCACTAAGTGTTATCGACCTTGTGTAGCAGTTATGATAAAAGAAGATATGAACGGTAATAAAATAAAGGTTAAATTATGATATTACTTGTAGATGCAGATTCTATGATATTTGCAAGTTGCTATCGATCTAATCGAGAACCGGATGAAGATCCCTTTTGGGACGATGTCGAAGATGCTAAGGCAAAGTTTGATCAGATTTACCTAAAGATACTAGGGCAAATTGAAGACCTTGTTACAGTCGATGATATACTTACTTTTAGTGGAAGCACCGGTAATTTTAGAAAGCACTTAACTAAGAAATATAAAGCCAATAGAATAAATCAAAAGAAACCTCCGATGCTAGGTCAAATGCACAGATATGTAAGGGATACTTACGATAGCATAAATGGTAGTGGAGTCGAGACTGATGACCTAGTGGCTACATATTGGTATAAAATTAGCAGAGATGCCGGAAGAGATAGTGTTATGATTGTTTCTATTGATAAAGACTACCAACAATTTCCTGCTTTAATTTACAACTATGGATATAAGCATAGATGTATATATGATATTTCTGAAGATCAAGCTCGATATAATTTTTATGAGCAAATGATAGCCGGAGATACTGCCGACAATGTAAATTATTTCTTAGGTAAAGGAGTGGCGTTTTGCAAAAAGTATTATTCCGGATGCGAAACTGAATACCAATATCGTAGAAAATTATTCGAACTATTTAAAAGACAATATAAAAGTAAGGCACGAGAAAAATACATCGAGTGCTATAATCTATTAAAACTTAAAATTTTATGAATGCCGAAACGATTTTAAAAATTGTAAACGAAGAGAGTGGAGTTGATGTAAGAACTCAAACAAGACGAAGAGATGTAGCAGAGTCTCGATTTATATATTTTGATCTTTGCAGAAAATATGCTAGTGACACAAAAAGTCTTGCTCAAATAGGTTTGACTGTAAAAAGAGATCACGCTAGTGTTTTGCACGGAGTAAGAAGATGCAGAGATTGGACACAAGTAAATAAAGATTTTAGATTTAAGTATAGTGCTATTGAAGAGTTAGTTAAAAGACAACATCGAACCTATAAGAGATATAAGACTCCTGTAACAGCTCACGATAGGATTCTATACCTAGAGGATCAAATCAAATTAATGATGGCTATGCAAAAAGATCTTAGAAAAGAGTTAAAAGTAAAGTCAAAAAGAATCTCAAGCTTAATGGGAGGAAGTAGATCTTAATGATTAAAAACATAAAATACTCAGATACAATTCCTTTTCATAAACAAGGGAGAAAACATAAATTAATATTTCACGAATACACAAATTACATTGGTTATTTTAGAGATGAAAAAATTATTGCTATTGCCGGTTATCAAATATTAAAAGATAAAGCAATTTTAAGAAGTTCTTTTATTTCGCCGGAGTTTAGAAAGCAGGGAATATATAGAGCATTAACAAATTGGAGGTTGGCTTTTTTAGAAAATAAAGACATTAAAAATATTGAACTAACTTGTACAAGTATGTCAATTAAATATCATTTAAAAAACGGTGCTAAAATTATTAAACAATTTAAAAACTTTACAAAAGTAAAATACACATTATGAAACATTTTATAACACAGGGTAATATTACAGATGCTTTAGTTGAAGACAATATTAAAAACAATTTTCCTAATGGAATAGATTTTTGCTATACAGATCCGCCTTGGGGAAATGGAAATTTAAAATATTGGAAAACAATAAATAAGAAAATGACATCTAACGATTCCTCTTTAATATCTCAAGATGAACTAGAAGATAAAATTGTAGATCTAATTACAGCAAACGTCAATAATTATTGTTTTATTGTTTATGGAGTAAGAGAAGCAGAATCTCTTATGGCTAAATTTAAACAAAAACAAAATGTAACAGATATTCAATATTATGAAAAGACCTATGCTAATAACCAAAAAAATTGCATTATATGTGTAACCTTAAACAAAGCTGATCTTATGGACTTTTCTTTTCTACAAAACACTAAAGGATTAAAAAGCCTTTCGTTAATCTGTGAAATGTTTAAAGATAAATATAAAACTGTTTTAGAGTTATTTGTGGGCATTGGTTACTATTTAAAAGTTTTAGATAAGCACGGATTTACAGTTGTAGGAAATGAATTAAATGCATCAAGACTAGAAAAAGCTTTATCTAAAGTTAGATGAAGATCTATAAAAACAACAACGTATATGAGGAGGCATTAAATAGGATCCGTTTCCTATACGATGAGTTTGATGAGGTCGTAGTGGGTTACTCGGGTGGAAAAGATTCGACTGTAACGCTTAGATTAGCTGTGGAGGTTGCTAGGGAGAAAGGTAAACTACCGGTTAAAGCATTATTTTTAGATCAAGAAGCAGAATGGGGTGCCGTAATAGAACATATGAGAGAAGTTCAAGCGGATCCGGATATAGATTTAAGATGGTATCAAATACCATTTAGAATATATAATGCAACGTCTTCAATAAAACAATGGGTTATGGCTTGGGGAGACGGAGAGGAATGGATGCGACCTAGAGAGCCGGAATCTATTACAGAGAACAAATATGGAACAACTAGATTCTATGAGTTGTTTAATAAAATAATTGAAGTAGACTTTCCCGAGAATACAATATTGTTAGGAGGAGTGAGATCTGAAGAAAGTCCTAGACGGCACGTGGCTATGACACAAGATACAACGTACAAGTACATTACTTGGGGTAAGAAACTAAATCCGAGTAAAGGTCAGTATACATTTTATCCCATATATGATTGGAGCTATACAGATATTTGGAAAGCTATACACGATAAAAAATGGACTTATACTAAGGTGTACGATTATCAATATATGTACGGTGTTTCTATTAGAGCTATGAGAGTTTCTAATCTGCATCACGAAACTGCTATTGAGACTTTATTTTATTTACAAGAGATCGAGAGAGACACTTGGGCAGCTTTAACTAAAAGAATGTCCGGAATAGATACAGCCGGTAAACTATCAAAAGATGATTACTTTGTAAAAGAGTTACCATTTATGTTTAGATCTTGGGAGGAGTATCGAGATTATTTAACTGAGCATCTAATGAAGGATGGAAAGATGAAAGATAAGTTTCAAAAGAAATGGAAACTTTACGATGAGAGATATGCAAAAATGAATCATAAAGAAAAGCTAGTAAGAGCAGAGATTCAAAACGTTTTAGCTAATGACGATGATTTTAACAAATTGCGTAACTTTACAGAAACACCGGAGATGGAGGACTTTAGAAGATGGTCTCGAGGAGAGGAAGTAAAATACACTAGAATTAAAAACAGATACATACCTTATGAGTCTTGAAGAAAACATAAATATGGAATACGAATTAGCGGAAGATAAAATAAACTTTATTGAAGGCATTAAAGATCTTTTGCATAATTTATCTCCTCTAGGGAGTCAACCTGTTAACAGAGTGAAATGGGTAGACATAGACAAAGTACAAGCAAACGATTATAATCCTAACAGCGTAGCCAAAACAGAGATGAAGTTATTGTACACATCAATAGCTCACGATGGTTATACACAACCGGTTGTAACAGTTTATGACAAAAACAAGGATAAATACGTTATAATAGATGGATTCCATAGGTATTTCACTTGTAAAAGCTATAAGGACATACTTGAAAGGAACCACGGTAAGCTTCCGGTAGTAGTTATCGAGAAAGACATAAACGATCGTATGGCTTCTACAATTAGACACAATAGAGCAAGAGGAAAGCATTCTATATCCGGAATGAGTAACATAGTATTTGAGATGTTAGATAACGGATGGCAAGATGCAGAGATCTTAGAGGAGCTTGGTATGGAGTCCGAAGAGTTGATAAGGTTAAAACACATTACCGGATTCAGTAAATTATTTGCTGACACAGACTATAAAAAAGCTTGGGAACATAAAAAGCAATTACAAATCAAAAAGAAGTACAAAGATGAAAATCCAAAAGAAAAAATTATCTAGTATAAAACCATATTGGAGAAACGCTAGGAAAAATCAACGTACGGTTGAAGCTCTAAAGCAATCTATACAAAAGTATGGATTTAATCAACCTCTAGTTGTTGACACAAAAAATGTCATAATAACCGGACACGCTAGATACAAAGCTCTAATGCAATTAGGATATGAAGAGATCGATTGCGTAGTAGCAGATCTAAGTGAGCAAAAAGCTAAAGAGTACCGGATAGCCGACAACAAAACTCACGAGCTTACCATATGGGACAACGATGAGTTAATGATCGAGCTTAGAGAGATCGGTAACAATATTGATATGCAAGGTTACTTCCAAAACATAAACCTAGATTCTTGGCTAGATGATTCAGTAGGATATAACATTACCAATACCTCTCAAGAAGAGTTTGAGAAACAACAACATCAAATGGACAATAAGTTTAAAGATGAGGAGAGAGCAGAGAAAGCAATTGTAACTTGTCCACATTGTTTTGAAGAGTTTGAATTAGATAAAAAAGATATACAATGATAGAACACATAACCGGAGTTTGCGGAGAGCCACACATAAACATATTTAGTTTTGTACTTCTCACATTAGCATTAATAATGATTATAAAAAAGGCATATGAGATTTGAGACACAAAAAGATATTGATCGAGAAACAAAAGCAATTGAAAAATTAATTCAACATAAAAGCAAATACAATCTAACTTATAAAAAGCTAGGAGATAACGACATTGATTTTGTAATATTAAAAGATAATAATAAAGTTGCAGTTGTAGAAGTTAAAGGCAGAAATAAATATATCGAAGATGCTTTTCCATTACCGGTAGCTTTAAGAAAAGTTGCAAAGCTTCAAGACCAATCTGATTCTAGACATCTTTTCGGTAAAACAGGAATCATATTATGGGATTGTTTAGATGGTATTATTTATGCTCCTATTAGAGATATAAAAGGAGAGATCAGATATGGAGGCAGAGTTAAAAGATTTGGAAGTGCAAACGATCAAGAGATAATGATTTACTATCCAAACCAAAAGAATTTTAAAATAATAAAAGATAAAGAATGAGTGACAATAGTGACAATATAAAAAAGGAGGAAAAAGAACCGGCATTCGATAAGATTAAAACAAGTATGCTAGATGCTCTAGAAAACTCTTTAGGAATCGTTTCAGTAGCTTGTAGAAAAATTGGAATATCTAGACAAACTCATTATAGATGGCAACAAGAGGATCCGGATTATGATAAAGCTTCTAAGGAGATTATAGAGGCTACAATCGATTTTGTTGAGTCTAAGCTATTCGAGAATATCTCAGATAAAAAAGAAGCTTCTATTATGTTTTATTTAAAGTCCAAGGCGAAGCATAGGGGATATGTAGAAAGACAAGAGCTTGATATGGGAACGAATAATCATTTCCGAGTAGAAATCATAGATGAAGAAACTACAGACTAATGTAGTATTTAGACACCTAGAGCAAACTGATAAAAGAATTATCATCGAGCAAGGTGGTACTAGATCCGGCAAAACCTATAACATATTGCTATGGATCATATTCGGGTATGCTTTAAAGAACACAAAGAAAACTATATCAATAGCTAGGAAGACATATCCATCTTTAAGAACCTCTGCGATGAGGGATTTTATTGAGATACTTAGATCCTACGAATTGTACGATGAGACGTTACACAATAAGTCAAGTGCCGAATACAGGCTAAATGGAAACCTTATTGAATTTATATCTTTAGATCAACCGCAAAAGGTACGTGGTAGAAAACGGGATTTGCTATTTATTAATGAGGCTAATGAGTTGCATTGGGAAGATTGGCAACAATTAGTATTCCGTACAAAGGATCGCATTATAATAGACTACAACCCTAGTGACGAGTTCCATTGGATATATGAAAAGGTAAAGACTAGAGAAGATGCTGAGTTTCATATCACTACCTATAAAAATAATCCTTTCTTAGATCCGGAGATCAAAAAAGAGATCCTCAGACTAAAGGACACAGATGAACAATATTGGAACATATATGGATTAGGTCAAGTTGGAGTTGGTAAAAGTTTAATATTTAGATCTAACCTTGTAGACACTATACCATTAGAAGCAGAGTTTTTAAGCTACGGTATGGACTTCGGATATACAAATGATCCTACGACATTAATTGGAGTCTACAGAAAAGATATGAGCCTTTATTTCGAAGAGTTGATATATCGAACCGGATTAACCAATAGAGATATTGCAAAGCAACTAGAGTCATTAGGGATTAATCGAAGGTCTGAGATCTTTGCAGATTCGGCAGAACCGAAAAGCATAGATGAGATTTATAAGTTTGGATGGAATATTAAACCGGCAACTAAAGGAAGGGATTCAATTAACATCGGGATCGATATGCTAAAGAGGTACACATTATTTGTCACTAAGAATAGTGCAAACACAATAAAGGAATTTAGAAACTACAAGTGGAAAGAAGACAAGAATGGTAATGTACTTAATACACCGGTCGATGCTTTTAATCATAGTTTAGACGCATTGAGATACGCAACCTATAACAAGCTATCAAGACCGAATTACGGCAAGTATGCTATCAGATAAAAAAATAGTTATTAAAAAAATTTGTTTATAAGATATATTTTATTATCTTGCGGTATAATTAGAATAAAACGGAGGTTTAATCTCGTGACTTAATTAAGCTAGAAGTGAAAATAAGAGCGTTGCCCT